CCATCACCTTCTCGACCGTGACGGCCTGCGCGATTTGGCTCTGCGCCTGTTGCTGGATCTGCTGCTTTTGCTGGCTGGCCTTCTGCAGGGCCTGCTGCGCCAGCTGCGGGTTGGCTTGCACGGCCTGCATGACCTGCGGGTTCTGCCGCGCCTGCATGATCGCCTGATCGATCTGCATGGTCTGCTGCTGCACGGCCTGCATGGCCCGCTGCACCGCCACCTGTGTGGTCGGCAGATCCTTGATCTGCGACATGTCGAGCAGCGCCTCGGGCGTGAAATTCTCCGCCATGATCTCGCCCGCCATGCGGATGGCGTCACGCGCCAGGCGGATCATCTCGGCCTGCTTCTCGCGGACCCTCACCGCACCCGTCTGCGCCTTGAGTTCCTGCGCGCCGAGCGTCTCGTTCGGGTCGGTCTGGCCGCGCATGATGTCGCTGAGCCCAGTGATCTGGTAGACATCCTCGATGAGCTGTCGACGCAGCGCCACGAGCTCGGTGATGACCGTCGCCACGTCCTGCACCGGCAGCCAGACGATCGACTCTTTCAGGCTGCTGCCGCCGAGCGCCGCGAAGTTCGACACCCCGACCAGCACGGCGCGGTTTTCCTGGTCGGCAAATACGTTCTCGATCGCCTGCGCCAGGTCGCCGGCACCGCTCGGATAAAAGCCTTTCATCTTAAGCGCTTCGGCCAGCGAGCTAATCCTCGCTGTCATCTCGTTGATTTCCTCCACCTGATCCTTGTAGTAGAGGAAGTCCGGGACCGGGATGAGGCTGCGCCGCTGGCAGGTCGCATAGGCCGGCTTCGGGCAGGGAAAGAAGCTTTCGAGGTTCGGCAGCGGCAGGAAGCCGTCCTGTGGCGGCTCGCCGGGCCTGCGCTGGTCGAGCACCACCTCGACGCCCTCGCTGATCCACACCACCACGCGCTTCGGGCGTGACCATATCTGCCAGACGCCGGCCTTTTGCTCGCCTCGATAGTCCTCGGAGTCGGTGTCCTTGCGCGTCTTGAAGACGGCGCTCTGCAGCCAGTCCTCCTCAGTGTCCGGGAAACGCTCGTGCATCTGGCGCCTGGTCAGCCAGTCGCGCCGCGCCACCCAGCCCACCTCACGCCATTTGCGGGCCGGCTCGTGCAGGAAGTCGCCGCGGTCGAGCTGGTCGAACTCCACCATCGTATCGCTGTTGCGCAGCCACAAGACGCCGCGGGCGTGGATCGCGAGGTCGTCGCGGACGAGCTTCATGGCCTCGTGCAACTGCCCGTCATTGGCCTCGGTGATGGAGATCAGGGCGCGTTCGAGGAGTTCGGAGGCACGGCGTGGGAGCTCTGCCTGATCCTTGAATTTTGGGACCACAACCGGAACGGCAGGCCGCGCGTAGATCGATGGACGAAGCACCTCTTGGTTTGCCCAAAAAATCTTGAACTCACGGTCAGCGGTCGTATTCCCGAGCGACGACAGCTTGGCGTAGAGGTCGTCGATCGTGTCGCACTTCGTTTGGTATGCCTCGAAGCAGTGCTCGGCGTCGGAGATGAGCGCCAGCCACGGCTTGGCGTCCTCGGGCGAGTCCGGGCGCTGATAGGCGGGGCTTTCCTCGGCGTTGTCGCCGAGGTCTTCGTAGGCCGCTGACATCAGGGGACGAGCTTAGGCAGGGGGCCGATGCCGCCGACGAGCTGCAGCAGGAGCAAGATGACGATCAGCGCCCCCACCACCATGATCACCACCTTGGCCACCTGCGCGAAGGGCGCCGGCATCGGAATGTTCTGCACGGCGTAGAGCAAGATCCATAGGATCAGGCCGATGATGATGAGATAGACGACGAAATAAATGAGCGCGGTTATCATGCTAGAGTCCCCCTATGGGATCAAACAAACCCCGGCCCTTTGAAGAGCACTACATTCCCGAGCCCAATTCGGGCTGCTTTCTGTGGCTAAATGCCCTAGGTGCCGCTGGATACGGCTGGATCATGCGCGGTGGACAACACTACCAAGCCCATCGCTACTCATGGATTATTCATCGCGGCCCGATACCGCCCGGAATGTCCGTTCTCCATAAATGCGATACGCCTTCCTGCGTGAACCCCGATCACTTGCGGCTCGGAACTCAGCGCGACAACAACCTCGACCGAACGCGGAAGGGAAGAAGCCGCAACCAGCGCGGCACAGAACACCATATGGCCAAGCTAACCGAGGCTGAAGTTCTCGCTATCCGTTCAGACACGCGCTCCCATCGGCTAACTGCCAACGACTACGGAGTTTCCCTAACAACAGTAGCCAAGATCAGGCGGCAAGAAAGCTGGAAGCACGTCACCTAGACAGAAATTCGACGCCCGCTCCTCGGCGCAGGGGGCCCGTGAAGTATCACCTGACCGGGCTGAAGCTTTGGCTTAGTCTTATGATCCACAATCGGCGCCTCTTGCCAAGCCAATGACATATACCTGAAACTGTCAGCTAAATGGCTCGACCAGTCATGCGCGTCATCCTGCCTAAACACCTTCTTTTCTTCATCGTAGTCACGATGGTATTGCTCTAACGCTGAAATGCCCAACTCACATCTTGGGTGGAATACTGCGCGCGGTAGTGTCCGCCGCACAGAATTAATCCCGTCCAACTTCCTGATGTTCGGACAGAGCCTTGGATTAAGGCCAAGGATCCTCATGGTTTCAAGCCGCGTGCGTCCGCCGGTCGTCCCCCACTCTCGAACCATCGCATCGTGCGGCACCCAATCAATCGTATTCTTGTCTCGCGGCCAGCCGAACTCCTGACGCTTGGCGTGGTCCAATTCAGCGAAGGTTTCCAAGTGTCCGTGGTTTTCACTATGACAGTCCAAGAGCACCACCTGCGTGCCACTCGTCTGCCACCACCAGATGGACGTGTCGTCCCTGACGCCGATGTCCCAAGCGGTATTCACGGGCACGCCGGGCAGCGCCTCCACCTCGGCAATGCGGCCCTCGGCGCGAACAGCGAGCATCTCGCGGGCGTAGTAGGCGCCCAAGATCGCGGCGTTGAAGCTGCACTCGTATTCCTGGCTGAAGAACGCCCTGCCCTCGTCCTCGCCATAGAGCGAGATGTATTCGGCGAGGCTTTCGTCGAGCTGCTCCTGCGACAGAGCCTCAGTGTCGTGGATGGTGGAGATCTCCGCGAACCACTTCGGGCTGCGGACGGCCATGTCATACATGTCCTTGCAGTGATTGCGGCCGCGCGGTGTGCTTATGAAGAGGGCCCAGCCGCCGTTTTCCTCCAGCATCGGGCGGTGATAGGCCCAGGCCGAGGGATTGGCGAGCGCCCATTCCGAGTAGACGATGCCGGCGGGGCCACTGCCGACCGTGGCGTCATATCTGTCCGATCCGAGCAATTGCCATGTAGACTGGTTCTTGAACCGAATGAACATCTCCTGCTCATTGCGACTCTCTATTATTTCATCTGGAAAGATTTCATCCATCCGGCGCTTGCCGGTGTGTGGATTAACACTAGTCCAGAGAGCACGGCGGGCCTGGGCGTACTGAGGAAGCGTGTGCCAGTAAGACCCTATTCTCTTGTGCGCTAGCTCACATGTAATGAGCAGCGCGATCTCATCTTTCCCCCACCTCCTATGGCCAATTTCTACCGCTCTAGTCCCTCCACTGGTCATGTATTGATGCAGTGGCTGCTGGTACCACCTGATCTTTCTCTCGACCCGAACCACGTGGTCTCTTATTCCTCGCCTGCTCTAGCTTCGTCGCCCAGCGGCAATTATCGGGAGAATAAGGGCCATCATTATCACACCTCTCAAGAGTCATTCCTTCCGGGCGCTCGCCCATGTCTTCCCAGAAGTTCTCAAACGACTGCCATCGCTCACATACGGAAATCCCGCGGCCGCCGTAATATGTGTAGTTGGAGCGCTTCGGATTTGTGCACCGCTGCAGCATCATCACCCAAACACGGTACTCTGGCGTTCCAGCCCTCCCATGCCAGCGCCGCTTAAGCACTGCTGCCGCCAATTGGGCTTGATGCTCCTCGCTACGCAGCATCTCGAACAAGGCGCATCCGCAGGAGATGGTCGCCCCACGTTTGACGCGGTTGGCGGCAATTTCCTTCTCGATGCCACAGTCGCAGCGCCACCGCCAAAACGTGCACTTATTTCTGGAAGGCGCGCGAGCCAAGGCCGTCAGCCGCCCGAACCTCTTACCCGTCAAATCAATGAGTAATGCTGGCATACCAGACGGTAGCAAACACGCGATTCAGCGTCTATTCCTTCTTCGCTTCGTAGGAGGCCGAGGCAATGCCGCACGCCGCTTTTGAGAACTCTCACCACCCAGAGCGCAACACGGCCATCGTCGAAAGCCGCCTGGCCGGCAAGTCATACCGGGCCATCGGCTTGGAATACGGCCTCTCCCACCAGCGCATCCGGCAGATCGTAGAAACATACCGGCGCTACGAAAGGTACACCGGGCCGGCCGCACTGAGTGAAAGGGAACGAGCGGCGCGGGAGAAGCAACAGGAGCGCCGCGACGAAGTGCAGAGGCTGCTGAAAGAGGATCGAGACAAACGCCTGGCCGAGGAAGTGGCGCGAGGGTCAGAGCAGGAACAGGCGAGAGCGCTAAAGTTCTACGAAGACCTGAAGTCTTCTCCAGCAGGGGAAGATGCGATCCTCCATGTGCAGGCTACTCTCAACTGCGACCGCGAGACCGCTTGGCGGGAGATCCTGAAGAGGTTTTAGGGCTTTTCCTTCTTCGCCTCGTGGATGGTGATGAACTCCACCTTCATCGGGCCGCCGTCGTTGCCTGAGTGCTCGACTGCCGCGAGATCGGGCATGACTTTCTTGAGCAGGATGTTGGCGGCCTGGACTTGCGTGGCTGACATCTCACGTTTTCCCGCAACATGATTCTCTAAATATGTGACAAGATTAGATATTCCTATTTTATGTCGGTGTT